ATTTCATCATTACGTTTCTGCTCAAATAATGCCATCCGCAGTAGTTCTTCAACTTTCGATTTAACTTGTTCTTCCGTCATTGACAGACTATTACAATCAATCATTTGAAGAATTTCACGGACATCATCATAAACATTCAAGGACATTAGAGTCTGGCATATCCTAAGCAATAAAATATCTATTCTCTGTTTTGTGATATCTTCGTATTCAACCAACATAGCTTTTGTTGCAACGGGATTAACAATAGCCCGATATTCACCTATTAACTTTATCGCACATTGATTTAGATGCTCTTTGGGTAATACTTCACTTGGTGCGCAAAGCACCAAGTGATTTCCACATAGAAGTTCTATGAAATCGGAAAGAGTTAACTGATTTAACCTGCTTTTCATAACTTCCTCAATTTATATAATTCAAACTCAGCATCAAGAGCGATTTTCCGTTGCTGCTTAATACTTTCTTGTAGTAACTGGTTCGTCCTATCAACCCGTTTCTCCAATTTAGAGAAATTATTATTCACAACTGTGGTATGATTGACAGGTCGAGAGTTATCAAAAGAACCCGGAAAGACATTAAGTGGTCTCCAATCAGGTAATCCCCCCATTTGCTCTACATCCGGAAGAACTTGGGCACCGTATGGTAAATCTACAATCATAGGAGTATCCGGAGTGATCCAAGCCATACCGTTATACAAAACAGCTTCGCGCTTTCCTGCATCACCAACGAGAGCCTTTCCTCCGGGATGCCCATTGCCTTTAGTACCTTCAGCATAAGAAGGAATCGGAGTTGCCGCTATCGTTGCAACTTGTATAGCTCCCATCGCTCCAATCATTGCGGCCATAAAAGGATTAGGCGGTATCATCGCCATAGCTTCCATTATTCCTCGAGCAGTAGCAATACCTGTTTGAGCAAGTTGGACAGCCTTATCCCAAACAGCTTGATCATGCTGCATTTTAGCCTTCCTTCTTTCAAGTTCTCTGTTTTTGACTTCTGTTTGTTCTTTTGCAGCACGTTTTCGTGCCTCGGCCTCTTCTTCTGATATGGCTCCATTTTCTGTAAGATTCTCAATGCGCTCAACATCCCTGTCATAAGCTTCATCATTGGCATTCTGTTCACTATCTATTTTTTCAATCTGTCCATCATAAAGAGTAGCGATCAAGTCACCAATAGCACCAATAGCCTGAGAGGAAGTCTGCAACCACTTCTGTAAACTCCTTATACGTTCCTTATGTGCTTTATCATCAGCCTTATTCACTTTTTCGATAGCATCAATCTCGATTTCTGCCTCTTTTTGTGCGAGTTCAGCTTTGATCTTCTGTATCTGCTCAGTAATCTTGATTCGATCCTCAGCACTGAGATTTTCAACGCGAAGCTCCTGCTCTAAAGCATCAATAGCGGCTTCAGAGGTTTTCCGGGCATAATATAAAGTCAATCGATATTCTTCTTCATTAAACTCCTGCCGGGTTATCTTCTTCTCTGCAAGCTCTTTTTTCAAAGCAAGCATATCCTGTTGATACTGCCTATCACGAATGATTTGCTCTGCGGCAGCATTGTCAGCAATCAACAGAATCTGTCCTGAAGCATAATTTTCTTTCAACTCCTGCTTTTTCTTTTCGTACTTATCATTGATAAGAAATACATCTTCACCTGTTTTTTGCGCTGCATCTATTTCAGCTTCACGCTGTAAGTCAAGTTGAGAGATTTTTAAGTCAAGCTCTTCTTTTGAGCCTTTCTTTACTACTTCAAGAGCATTTGCAATATCTTTCTTTTCACGGTCTGAGTTATATTTGATTGTATAATCTCCTAAGACTTGTTTCATTTCTTTAGCAAGGTTCTCACGCGTAGCAATCTCTTCTTTACTATATCCTTTTATGGCAGCTATCTTCTTAGAATACTCAATGCCGATGCGTGCAAGCTCTTTCTCCAATCCTTCATTCATAAGTGAAAGTTCGGAATCTTGATAAGCTTGTTGTATTTTCAATTTTTCTTGTGCCGCTTTCTCTAATTCACGCTTTTCTTTGTCTGTCAACACCTTCACATTATTACCATTCTCAGTATGCTGCTCAATATATTCTTTTTCAAAAGCATCTACATTTTCAAGAACATATTTATACTTTTCTGATTCCTTTTTAGCTTCAGACCACAATCCAAACTGGAAATTTCTTTGTTTTTTGTAGTCAGAGAGTGAAGTTCCAGACTGAGCACGAGTAAACATATTACTATCTTGCATCGCTTTAGTAACGCGCTGATATGATCGTTCTGCTTCATCGGCAACCTCGCCATACTTTTCTATTTCTTTACTGAGATAATTCCTTTTATCCTCAACAGCGCGTTTAAATGCCTCCTTAGAATCTATACCAGAATTCATATACTCTTGCCACGCATCTTTGATCTCCTGAATATAACGTTCCTCTATTTTAAATTCAGAAGATAATTCCTAATCGCTAATTGTATAGCATCATTTTCTTTCTCTTCCAAAGATTTCCAATTATTCGCAATATTTCGAATTCCCCGAGCAAAGAAATCAATTGTACTCTTCATCACTCCTTTTGAGTTGGAAAACGTTAACATTAATGCCTCCCAGGCTGAATCTAACCCTGCCATTGCCCCTTTAACGTTATTTTCCATCGTATGGGCCATATCAGCTAACTCCTCATCTACTCCAGTTATTTGCTCTCTCAAGGGAATTATTTTATCAGCAGATGTAAGAAAAGCGTTAAAAGCTGCTACACTACGCTTGTCTGTCAATTCAAGAGTAGTATTAAGATCAATACCTTCTTCTTTCAACTTTTTCAAACCATCTACAAGTTCTGGTAAATTTTTCACAGGCTTACCAAGAGCTTGAGCTAATTTACCAGATCCATCCGCAAGATTAAGCAGAATATTCCGTGTAGCAGTGGCCGCCATTGAAGCATCAAAACCAGCATCAGCCAATTTTCCTAATAATGCGAGAGTATCTTCAATCGTAAAGTTAAATGCTTTAGCAACAGGTCCAACAATAGGTAAAGCCGTGGCAAGGTATGAAAATGACAAAGCACTTCGAGAAGTCGCCACCGCCATGGCAGACACATAACGTTCAGTCTCTCGTGTATTTGCGTTGAACATACGAAGAGCTGCGCCAGATAACGAAGCTGCATCTGCAAGTTCAGCACCAGTTGCTTGAGCAAAACGCAACACAGATTCTGTTGCATTTAGAATTTCTTCACGAGTGAATCCTAATTTAGCAAGTTCTATTTGAAGTTCGGTTGCTTCAGAAGCTGTGTATTTAGTAGTAGCACCCAACCTCTGCGCATCGGAAGTTAGCTCCTTTATTCTATCTGAAGTTGTACCTAAAATAGCAGCTAACCTACTATTTGCAAACTCAAATTCGACAATAGAACCAACTCCCTCTCTAAGTTTAGTGAACAAAGCAACAACACCGCTAACTACAGCTTGTCCACCAACATATCCAGACACAAGCCCTTTCATTCCAACATGCACTTGATTCAATCCAGGTGCGAGTTCAGTTTTGAGCATCATACCGGCATTCTTAGCAATAATACCCATGTTCTGCATAGATTTATTGCCGTTTTGAAGGTCAATCAATGCAGCCTTTACTTCTTCCCGATAGGCACCGACTGTCATTTTCTGCTGAGTATATCGGTCTGAATTACGTTTTACATAATCAGTATTTATACCTATTGTAGAATTGAGACGTGCGAGTGTTCTGATGTAGTTTTCATCAGTATCTTTCAGGACATCAACAGCCTTCTGTAATTCCTTATTAACAACCTTTGCTTCCGCCTTACTATGAACTTCCTTATTGGTAAGAGCCAGCGCAGCACGGATCAACTTCATTCGTTCTTCTTCACTCAGAATATATTTCCTACGAGTATTTAACCCGGAATTCTGAGCTTTTTCCAAAGCAACCTCTGCTTTAGCTGTCTTTTCCAAAGAAACCGCATTGTCAATGCTTGCTTTAGTCAGTTTCTTTATCTCTGTGGTAGATAGCTTTTCGGCATTCAACCGCTCTTCTATCCTTTTTTGTACTGTTTGAGAAATCTCAGACTGTTTTTTAAGAGCATCGGAAAGTTCATTTGAGGCTGAGGTAGCAGTCTTAGCCTGGGTAATATAGAGAGTATTGAGTTTATCCAGATCGC